CGATAATTACCAGCAACAGGGATACTTCGAGGAGCTTCGCAAGTGGACAGAAGAAAAAACGGCCGGAACTACATAGAAGTATGTCGTTGGATTAGATATCTCGGAGTTCAACTGCTTGTTCGGTATGATCATTCGGTTGTCCGATAGGGCAAAATCGCTGCGGTTGCTCTGATCCTCCTGCTGTAGCTGCGAACGGCAGAAATGTCCCGCTTTGCCGCCATTCAACGGGCTGATCCTATCGGATCGCGGGGTCAACATGCCCGGCTAGCCGATAGACCCTTCCTCTCTCGGCAACCTTTTCGGAGGTCACCGTCAGCCCCAGTTTCTTCTTCAGCGAGCCGGAAATGGCGCCCCTGATGCTATGGTGTTGCCATCCCGTGGCTTCGGCGATTTCGGCGATGTTCGCGCCGTCTGGCGCCTGCAGCATGGCGATCAGCTGCGCCTGCTTGGTACCAGGGCGCTGGGCGGCGGCGATGGCCTCGGGCTTGGCATCCCGCAGGCCCGCCATGGTTTTCACCACGACCGGGTCGATCCCGACAGCTGCAAGCCCCTCGGGCGTCGCGATCAGCGTGGTGCCATGCCCGTCGCCGGTTTCGCGCCAGAGCGGTTCGCCGCGCCGGAGATTGGCATCGACCTCTTCGATGAGGCCGAGCTTGATCATCCGGCCGATGGCCATCTTCGCCGCCGCGCCATGCAGCCCCTCGGGCAGCGGCAATGCGAGATTGCCGGGCCGGGCGCTGGCCCGGGTCAGGATCAGGGATTGGGTGTCGGTGACTTTTGTCATGTCTGGCTCCGTGTATCGCCGCCGCAGGTCGCTGTCGGCTTCTACGGAGGCGAGCCCCGCTTGCAGCGGGGCTGGGCCATCGGTTCGGACCCGCGCGTCAGGCGGCGTGCTCGCCCTCGCCGAAAGCGAAGTCGCTGATCTGCTTCAATAAATGGGCCTGATATTCGAGGCCGCCGAGGTCGCTCCAGTTCACCTGATTCGGGCCCGCCCCGAAATGGTCATCGCTTAAGGCCTGCAGCCGGGCGAGCATGGCATCGATTTCGGCCTTCTTCTCGATGAAGGCGGACAGGGCGGAGTCATTGGTGCGGGCGGGTTTGCGGGTCATTTCGGTCTCCGGGTGCATCGTGTCGTTGATGCAGCATCGCTCTGACGTGCCCTGAAGTGTAGAGAATTCGGAGCAATAACCGTGCTTTATGATGCACATCACCATCAACTTCGGACGGGCCTGCCATGCAGGGCATGAGCGAGCGGGCCTATGCGGCCCATGCGGGATTGTCGCGCGGAGCGATCCAGAAGGCGCGCAAGAGCGGCAGGCTGGTGCTGTTTGCCGACGGCTCCATTGACGCAGCGGCCTCAGACGCAAGGCGCACAGCCACGACAGACCCGGATCAGCAGAACCGGTCCAAGGGCGGCACCGCAAAGCAGACGCCGACCCCGGACAGGCCGACCCGCCCCGCCGACAGTCTCGCCGCCCCGTCAATCAGCGGCCCGGGCGACTCGTCCTCCTATCTGAAGGCCCGGACGGCGCTGACGGTGTATCAGGCGCAGGAACGCCAGATCGCGATCCAGAAGAAGAAGGGCGTGCTGGTCGACCGGGCCCGGGCCGAGACGCTGGTCTTCCGGCTGGCCCGGCAGGAACGCGATGCCTGGGTGACATGGCCCGCGCGTGTCGCCGCGATCATGGCGGCGGAACTCTCGGCCGAGATGGAAAAGACCACCGGAGAAGCGATCAGCATCAGCACCGGGGTGCTGCAGAGGGTGCTGGAAACCCATGTCCGAGACCAGCTTGCCGCCCTCGCCGATCTCAAGGTTTCTCTTGAATGAAGACGATGGGACTAATGACAACGGGATCGCCGCACCCGATCTGAGCTTCGAGGGCGCCGAGGACATGTTGCGCGCCTGGTCGCGCGGCATCCGGCCCGATCCGGATCTGACGGTTTCGGAATGGGCCGATAAACATCGTTGGCTGTCCTCGCGGGCAGCCGCAGAACCGGGGCGCTACCGCACCGCGCGCACCCCCTATCTGCGCGAGATCATGGAGGCGCTCTCGCCCGGCCATCCGGCGCAGCGGATCAGCTTCATGAAGGCCGCGCAGGTCGGCGCGACCGAAGCGGGCAACAACTGGATCGGTTTTGTCATCCATCACGCGCCGGGCCCGATGTTGGCGGTGCTGCCCACAGTGGAGATGGCCAAACGCGCTTCGCGCGGGCGGCTCGATCCGCTGATTTCGGATTCGCCTGCGCTCAGGGAACGGGTCAGCCCGGCGCGGTCGCGCGACGCCGGGAATTCGATGCTGTCCAAGGAATTCCCGGGCGGCATTCTGGTCCTGACCGGGGCGAACTCGGCCACGGGCCTGCGGTCGATGCCCGCGCGCTACCTGTTTCTGGATGAGATCGACGCCTATCCGCCCTCGGCCGATGAAGAGGGCGATCCGGTGACGCTGGCTGAGGCGCGCAGCACCACCTTCGCCCATCGCCGAAAGGTGTTTCTGGTCTCGACGCCGACGATCCGGGGGCTGAGCCGGATCGAGCAGGAATTCGAGGCTTCAGATCAGCGGCGCTATTTCGTGCCCTGCCCGCATTGCGGCGCGATGCAGTGGCTGGAGTTCGAGCGCCTGCGCTGGGAGAGGGGCCGACCGGAAACGGCCTCTTACTGCTGCAACGCCTGCGATACGCTGATCGCCGAGCATCACAAAACCGCCATGCTGGAGGCGGGCGAATGGCGGGCGACGGCGGTTGCAGCCGACCCGCATCATGTCGGCTATCACCTCTCGGCGCTTTATTCGCCCATCGGCTGGAAGAGCTGGGAGCAGATCGCCCGGGAATGGCTGGCTGCGCAGGGCAATGACGAGATGCTGCGCGCGGCACGCAATACGCTTCTGGGCGAGACCTGGGTCGAGCGCGGCGAGGCGCCGGAATGGCAGCGGCTCGCCGACCGCCGCAAGGTGTTCGCGGCCCAGATCCCCGAGGGCGGTCTGTTCCTGACCGCAGGCGCAGATATCCAGAAGGACCGCATCGAGGTCGATATCTGGGCCTGGGGACGCGGGCTGCAGAGCTGGCTGGTCGATCACATCGTCATCCCGGGCGGTCCGGACAGCCCGGCGGCATGGGCCGAGTTGACCAGGCTGCTGTCACGCACATGGCAGCACGCTTATGGCGCGGTCATGCCGATTGCGAAGCTGGCCGTGGATACCGGCTATGAGGCAGCGGCGGTCTATGCCTGGGCGCGGGCGCAGGGGTTTGAACAGGTCGTGCCGGTCAAGGGACTCGAGGGTTTCAACCGAGCAACGCCGGTTTCCGGCCCGACCTTCGTCGATGCGACGGTGGGTGGAAAGCGCCTGCGGCGCGGCGCCCGGCTCTGGTCGGTCGCCACGGCCACCTTCAAGATCGAGACCTATCGTTTCCTGCGGCTGGAACGGCCCACGGACGAAGAGAGGACGGCGGGTCAGCCCGATCCGCCGGGGATGATCCATCTGCCGGACTGGGCCGACAGCGAATGGCTGAAGCAGCTGGTGGCCGAGCAGCTGGTCACGGTCCGCAACAAGCGCGGCTATGCCCGTCAGGAATGGCAGAAGCTGCGCGAGCGCAACGAGGCGCTCGACACCCGCGTCTATGCCCGCGCCGCCGCCTGGATCATGGGGGCCGACCGCTGGGACGAACGTATGTGGCGGCAGCTGGAAGACCAGGCCGGGGTGGTGACGGCGGTTCCGGATGTCGGCGGCGGCGGTGCCAACGCCGCAGGTGAACAAGCACCGACGCCTGACCCGCCTGCTCGACAGGCCGGTGCCGCACCGACCACGCCACGCCGCAAGCGGCAGACTTACACACCGCGTTTCATGAGGTGAGAGATGGAGATCGACCGGATGCAGGCGCTGCTTTCAGCGCTGCAGGAGGCCCGGTTCAGCGGGCTGCGCAGCGTCAGCTATGACGGCAAGACCCTGACTTATGGATCGGACACGGAACTGGCAGCCGCGATCCGCGATCTGGAAGCCCGCCTTGCCCGCGCCGCTGGCACGACCCGTCGTCGGCGCTGGGGCACCGTCGCCACGAAGGGGCTCTGATCCATGGCATTCGACGGCATCCGGGCAAGGCTCGGCGTGATCATCGGCGGGTTCGACGCGGCACAGTCCCATCGTCGACTGCGCGGCTTCCGCGCCAGCCGCGCCCATGTAAATACCCTGATCGCGGGCGCGGGCGAGACCATTACCGCGCGGGCCCGCTGGCTGGCGCGGAACAACGGCTATGCCAGCGGTGCCGTGGAAGCCTTCGCCAGCAATGTGGTCGGTGACGGGATCAAACCCTCATCCTCCATCGCCAATGCCGCGCAGAAGGAAGCGCTCCAAAAACTCTGGCTTGGCTGGACCGACGAGGCCGATGCCGAGGGGCTGACGGACTTTTATGGTCTCCAGCGCCGCGCCGCCCGCGAGCTGTTTCTGGCGGGCGAGTTGTTTCTGCGTCTGCGTCCGCGCCGCCCCGAGGACGGGCTGTCGGTGCCGCTGCAACTGCAGATGCTGCCCTCGGAGATGCTGCCGATGGATCTGAACCGGGAATTGCCGGGCGGCGGGACCATCCGTCAGGGCATCGAGTTCGACGGCATCGGGCGGCGCGTGGCCTATCACCTGCTCCGCCGCCATCCGGGCGACATGACCGATCCGGGGCTGGCGGGCGAGACGGTGCGCGTTCAGGCCTCGGAGATCGTCCATGTGTTGGACCCTGTCGAGGCGGGTCAACTGCGCGGCGTGTCGCGTTTCGCGCCTGCGATTGTGAAGCTCTTCACGCTGGACCTCTATGACGATGCCGAGCTGGAGCGGAAGAAGACCGCGGCGATGTTTGCGATGTTCATCACCTCGCCCGCGCCGGAAACGCCGCTGGAACCGGCGGAAGAGGATCTGGAGGTCGAGCCCGGTCAGGTGGTCCGCCTCGATCCGGGCGAAGATGTCTCGACCCCCGCCACGCCGGATTCGGGCTCGACCTATGAGCCGTTTCAATACCGGACCCTGCTGCAAATCGCCGCCGCGCTGGGCATCCCCTATCCATACCTGACCGGCGATGCCGCGCGGGGCAATTTCTCGAACACAAGGGTCGCCCTGCTGGATTTCCGCCGCCGGGTCTCGGCGATCCAGCACAGCGTCATTGTCCATCAGCTCTGCCGCCCGGTTTGGCAGCGCTGGCTCGATCTGGCGGTGCTATCCGGCGCCATCGACCTGCCGGGCTATGACCGTGACCGGCGGGCATACCACTCCGCCAACTGGCTGCCGACCCGCTGGGACTGGGTCGATCCGATGAAGGACGCCTCGGCCGAGATCCTGCAGATCGAAGCGGGCCTCAAATCCCGCAGCCAGGCCATCTCCGAGCGCGGCTATGACGCCGAACAGGTCGACCGCGAGATCGCCGCCGAACGGAAACGCGAAGCGGCGCTGAGCCTCGATTTCCGCCGCCCCGGATCGCCCGCGCAGGGGCCGAGAGGTGAGGCTGCTGGCGATGACACGGACGCCAGCAACAGCAAGGACGATGATGAAATTCGTGTCGCCGACCCTGATGACAACGACGATGACAATGCCAAACCCATGGAGGACCGCTGATGCATCACGCCCAGATCGCCCAGCGCGCCTTCGACACGCCGCTGATGATCGCGCCCGCCAAGGCTCTGGCCTTTCTCTCCGGCCTCGGCCCCCGCATCACAGGGCGGGAGATCAGCTTTGACGGCATGACCGTCGCCGAACCGGACCTGTCCGCCGCGCGGCAGACGGCCCGTGCCTCGCTGATCGGCGGCGATCTGGTCGGGCGGCATGGTGATGATGCCCATGCGCCGTTCCCGGTCATCGACGGCGTGGCGGTCATCGCCATCGCCGGAACGCTGGTTCATCGCGGCGCCTGGATCGGCCAGAGCTCCGGCCTGACCTCCTATGAGGGGCTCGCCACCCAGATCGACGCGGCGGTCCACGACCCGTCCATTCGTGGCATCGCGCTGGAAATCGACAGCTTTGGCGGCGAGGTGGCCGGAGCCTTCGATCTGGCCGACCACGTCCGCGCGGCACGCGACACAAAGCCGGTGCATGCCTTTCTTGCCGAACATGCGCTTTCGGCCGGTTATGCGCTGGCCTCGCAGGCGACCCGCATCACCCTGCCCCGCACCGGGGCGGCGGGCAGCATCGGTGTCATCACCATGCATACCGACATGTCCGGCATGCTGGCCCAGAAGGGCGTGGCGGTGACGCTTATCCATGCCGGAGCCCAAAAGGCCGACGGCAACCCCTATGCCGCCCTGCCCGAAGGTGTGCGCGACAGGTTGCAAGCCGAGCTGGAGGATCTGCGGATCATTTTCGCCGAAACCGTCGCCGCCGGTCGCGGCGCCAGAATGACCGCGGACGCGGCGCTGGCCACCGAAGCCGCGATCTTCCGGGGCGTGGCGGCTGTCGAAGCCGGTCTCGCCGATGCCGTGGGCGATCCTCGTGCCGCCTTCCGCGCCTTTGCCGACAGTCTCGGCCGCCCGGCTCTGCCGGTCGGACGGATGCCGCCACACCTCACCCTTTCACCACCCCACCCCACGCAGGAGATGATCATGAGTGATCAGACGGATGCAGATTCCCGGACGCCGGACCAGCAAGACCCACAAGCCGCAACACCCGGTGCAGAGGCCGCGCCGAACGCGCAGGAACCGACGGCACAGGAACCGCCGGCAGCACCTCCCGCGCCC